CTTAGTGAACCTTTACAAAAAGAACCTAGTAATATTACAGATTGGAATCTAACTGTAGGAGATGTCCCACTTGACCACCCAGTAGTGCGTGATTGGAACATGACAACAGTAGCACAAGCCATGCCAGAGGAGTATAAAGATGAAGACCCTATTGTTGCTTATCGCAACTATTGCATTAACGAAAAACATTACGCCAAGTGGGAACGAGGTAGGAGCAAACCTACTTGGTGGACTAAGGAGGAAGTATGAAATCCATACTAAACAAAAAAGATTATGAAAAGTTTGTAAAGTCTGTAGACTTTTTAAAACAAGAACACGATTTTGATATACATTATGTTGTTACATTTATGGGTAATGGTGATACATTTGAAGTAGAATTATTAAACATAGATGAAGATGATATAAAAAATATTGATAATTTACTTGACACAGAGTTGGAGGAGTGATATACTTCTGGGCAATGACAATGAGTAGCCGAAAACAAAGCCCTCTATCTCCATATAATGTGCTAGTAGGCTTGGCTTTGACCACAACTTTTGGGTTGGTTGGCTCACAAACCCTTTTAACTTAAATACTATTTGTAGGAGGAATATATGATAGTAGATGGAACTGCGTATTGGGCTAGTATTAAGACACCCAACACGACTTTTGAACCTGTTTATACAGTCAACTTGGTTGTTGAACAGGAAGTGGCTGATGACTTTACAAGTCGAGGTCATAATGTAAAGCAAATGGATGAAGGTCCTGCTTTAGTAATCAAGCGTAAGGTAAATGGTCCTAATGGAATGATTAGAACTTCACCTAGATTGCTTGACCAAAACAAACAGGAAGTTAATCTTGCTGTTGGCAATGGCTCTAAGGTTAGAGTTCAATGCAATGAATATGAATGGGAGTATGCAGGTAATACAGGCAAGAGCCTTGACTTACAGGCTGTCCAAATCATAGACTTGGTAGAGTATAAAGCCGAAGATGGCTCTGAATTCTTCGATGAAGGAGAGGAGTTTTAATCATGGCTGATGATACTAAACCAAACATTACCTATGAAATAGAAGGTAATAAATATGATGTTCTAAAACTTAGCCAAGAGGCACAGAGTTCTTACTATGTTATACTTGAAGTAGAGCAAGAGATAAGAACATTGAGAAAAAGGATTGCAGTATTAAGTGCTGCATCCCAGACTTTCAATAAACAGATGAAAGAACATCTAGTTGAAGAGGCTTTAATAGAGTCTTAATTATAAAGAGGTGTGCATTAAATGTGGATAGCACTTAAAGTATAAATCCAGTTTGCTTGAGATTGAAGACATTAGGTTGTCAATAGATTAGAAAGCATATGAACAACGCCTCACTTTTTAGGAGATAGAATTGAATACACAATTTGTTAAACATAAATTACCATGCCCAAAGTGTGGTAGTAGTGATGCTGTTTCACTTAATAACAATGGTTCTGCAAAATGTTTTAGCTGTAATGCATTTTTTCCAGACTATGACAATGCAGATAATATGAGTACAAATGATAATAATATTGTACCCATGAAACAACCTGAAACATCTTTTCTAAACTCTTACACAGGAGTATATTCTGCAATATCTGACAGAGGTATATCAGAAAATACTGCCAAAAAGTTTGGAGTTAAAATTGTAAAAGATAATAATGGTAATATTAAACAACATATCTATCCATACTATAATGGAAGTGAGATTGTTGGAACTAAAACAAGATATGTAGATAATAAAAACTTTGCATGTAATGGCACATTTCAAGGAACAGGATTGTTCGGAGAGCAGTTGTATAGAAATACAGGTGGTAAGTATCTTACTATTGTAGAAGGTGAGTGTGATGCAATGGCAGTCAATGAATTATTTCAAGACAAGTGGGCTGTTGTATCTATTAAACGAGGTGCATCTGCAGCAGTAAGAGATATACGAGAGAGTATTGAGTTTGTTGAAGCATTTGATAATGTTGTAATATGTTTTGATAATGATAAGGCAGGTAGACAGTCAGCCTTAGAGGTTGCTCGTATTTTAAAACCGGGAAAAGCTAAGATTGTAAATCTTCCAAATGGATATAAAGATGCAAACGAAATGCTTGTCAAGAAAAAGTTTAAAGAATTTAATACTGCATGGTGGGAAGCTAAAACTTATACACCATCTGGCATCTTAGAATTACATAGTAAGAAAGATGATTGGATGCACAGAGAAGAAAAAGAAAGTATTGCATATCCTTGGGAAGGTTTAAATAAGAAACTATATGGTATGCGTAAGGGAGAGTTAGTTACTCTTACAGGTGGCACAGGACTAGGTAAGTCTAGTGTTACTAGAGAACTTGAACATCATCTTATAAAGAATACAAAAGATAATGTCGGCATCATAGCACTAGAAGAAAACTGGTTAAGAACTGCTGATGGTATTGTATCTATTGAAGCTAACGACAGACTATATCTTACAGAGAAAAGAAAGAACTATACAGAAGAAGAATTAAATTCTTTATTTGATAAAGCCATAGAAAAAGGTAGAGTATTTATACATGCTCACTTAGGTGCTACAGATATAGATGAAATCTTTTCTAAGTTAAGATATATTATTGTAGGTTGTGAGTGTGATTGGATAGTGGTTGACCACTTACATATGCTTGTAAATGTGTTGACAGAGGGAGATGAAAGAAGAGGTATTGATATGCTTATGAATAGACTTCGTAGTCTTGTTGAAGAAACAGGTGTGGGAATGATATTAGTATCACACTTGCGTAGAGCATCAGGAGACAGAGGTCATGAGAAAGGTATTGAAGTATCACTATCACATCTAAAAGGTTCTCAAGGTATAGCACAGTTATCTGATTGTGTGATAGCATTAGAAAGAAACCAACAAGCAGAGAATAAAGAAGAAGCAAACATAACAAAAGTCAGAGTCTTGAAGTCAAGATATACAGGAGACACAGGACTGGCTTGTAGTTTGACATATGATATAGAAACAGG